TAAATGAAGCTTATAAAGGCAGGCGTTTTAGAACTAAAAAATATGATGATTATATTAAAAAAATGCTTATTTTATTGCCAGAATTAGATATGATTCCTGAAAGCAATATACGTTTAAAGATTGAATTCGGTTTTAGTTCAGCAGCCAGTGATATTGATAATGGCTTAAAATGTTTTATTGATTGTTTGCAAAAGAAATACGACTTTAACGATAAAAATATTATTGAGCTGTTTGTTAGAAAAACCAAAACAGAAAAAGGCTTTGAATATATTATTTTCAATTTTTATTAAAATAAATTTTTTTATTCGGAATTAATTTTGTATTTTTGCAAACAGTTAAGGCATTGTGCGGTGCTACCTAAATTAACTAAAGAAATTAAACCCTATTGCTGCGGAGCGCACACTCCAAAGCATAGGGTTTTTTATTTAAACAAAATGGAAATTCAAAAAAAATTAATTACTCCTGCAAAGGCGGTTGAGTTATTACAAGCAAATGTTAAAAATCGTAAACCAAAAACTAATGTTGTATTAAAATACGCAAAAGATATGGCTAATGGTAAGTGGAAAAATGATACTTTTGAGTTAATTAAAATATCAAAAACTGGTATTATTTTAGACGGTCAACATAGGTTAATGGCTGTTGTTAAATCTAATGTTAATATTTATTTTCATTTAGTAGAGGGTTTGGACGATTCTATTTTAGATGTATTGGACACAGGAACAAGTAGAAATGCTGCAGATGTTTTTAAAATAAATGAAATTAAATACGCTTGTTTAATTCCTGCTATTATTAGTTTTTATGATATGTTAAAAGAAAGCAGAAAGGGCAGGTCAACTAATGTTAGTACAAGAAAAACTAATGCGGCTTTATTAGAAACTTATTATTTATCTCCAAATAAATGGGATTCAATAGCAAATGAAAGCCATAATTTATATACGCAATTTGGTAAGATATTGAGTAACTCTTTTATAGGTGGTTTTTTAGCATTTTTTAGTGATATAGATGAACCTGCTGCTATTTCTTTTATGAATCAATTATGCAATGGTAAAAATATAGAAAATGATTCTATTAATATTTTACGTATGAAGTTAGTAAATGATAAAGTTAGCAGTCATAAATTAACAGCTACAACTAAACAAATGTTTATTATTAAATGCTGGAATGCTTTTAGAAAAAAACAAGTTTTAAAGGTTATAAAATTTATGCCTAATCAAGAATCTTTTCCAATAGCTATTTAATATGAAAAATCTAAACGAAGCTCTCAACGAGTTTAAAAAAACAAATCCAGTACTTAAACCGAGATTATGCCTAAATGAAAATACAGGAATGTATTTAGTTACCTTAGGATTCTCAGCGCAATATTGCACATCACAAAATTTAAAAGTTATATTATGATACAAAAAGTTAAAATTTTAAAAAATTACTCAACATTTGAATTAGAAAATGAAATTAATAATTTTATAGAAAAATTTGATTGCAATGCTATTGTTAGTATTAAATATTCAACAACGCTAGATTTTAATAATAGAATAATGTATTCATGTTTAATATCTTATTTGGTGAAATAATGGCAGAAAATAAAAAATCATTTGTTTTATATACGGATATAATTCATGTCTTTGCAAATTTAACAAATGAAGAAAGTGGTAAGCTAATTAAGCATTTGCTAGAATATGTTAACGATAAAGACCCGCAAACTAATGATCGTATAATTCAAATAGCTTTTGAACCAATTAAGTTGCAACTCAAAAGAGATTTAAAGCATTGGGAATCAGTAGTTAACAAAAGAAAGGATGCTGGCAAGTTAGGAGGTTTAGCAAAAGCTAGCAAAGGTAAGCAAGACTTAGCAAACTTAGCTGTAAATGATAATGTTAATGTAAATGTAAATGATACTGTAAATGATACTGTAAATGTTAAAGTTAATGTAATTAATATAATAGAGCAATATTTTAAAGATTTTGAAAATGGTACTCATATTGTTGAAATTGCTCGTTTACAAAAAACAACCCCTGAAAAATTAAAAGAGTTTATTCCATTTTTTAAATTAAAAGTTAATTCTGAATATCAAAGCTATGGTAAGTTTATTGACCATTTTAGAAATTCATGGTTATTAAATAAAGATAAAATTAATAACAATCCGCAAAAAGGAGGGCGAGTATTAGATTAATGAATACACACAAAATACAGCCGCAAGCTACAGAAATCGAAGATACTATTATTGGCTCAATCATTTATGAAAATGAAGCATTTGATCTAGTATCCGCAATGCTTAAACAGGAACATTTTTATAAAAGTTCAAACGCTTTAATTTATAAGGCTTGTTATAATTTAGCAACTAATAATAAACCAATTGATTTACTTACCGTCTGCACCGAACTTAAAAACAATGGAGATTTGGAAAATGTTGGTGGTAGTTACTACATTTCATCTTTAAGCAATGGAATCGGTAACATCAATAATATTGAAACTCATGCAGCCATCTTGATAGAAAAATATTTATTAAGAGAAATGATTTTATTAGGCAGTAAAATAACAAAAAAAGGTTATGAAGATACTACCGATTGTTTTGAATTAATAGATTATTGTGGAACTCAATTAAATCAATTATTAAATATATTAGAAGCAAAGAAAGCAAAAAAGTTAAATGAATTAACTCAAGAGGTTTTAATTGACTGCTTTAAATCTTTAACCGAAGATAAACCATCTGGAATACCAATATCAATTAACAACCTACAAAAACAAACAAACGGCTGGAAAAATGGTAATTTAATTATATTAGCAGCCAGACCCGCAATGGGTAAGACAGCAGTCGCTTTGGATTATGCATATCACCCAGCAAAGAATAATATTCCCGTACTTTTCTTTTCTTTAGAAATGACTGGCAAAGAATTAGCAGGTCGTTTAATGTCAAAGGAAAGCGGGATTAGTTCACAAAAGATTAATAACAATTTGATTAATACTTATGAATTAACTGCGCTAAGAAAAGATTGTTTAACATTTAAAGATTTACCGCTTTATATTGATGATACGCCAGCTTTATCAATTACTCGTTTACGTTCTAAGGCTTTAAGAATGAAAAGAGAATTTAATATAAAAATGATTATTATTGATTATTTACAATTAATGGACGGAGCCAACAGCAAAGATAATAGAGAGCAGGAAATATCTAAAATAAGCAGGGGTTTAAAAAAATTAGCAAAGGAATTAGATTTACCAATTATTGCACTTTCTCAATTAAGTAGGCAAGTTGAATCACGAACAAATAAGAAACCTCAATTATCTGATCTTAGGGATTCAGGTGCTATTGAGCAGGATGCAGATATGGTTATATTTTTATTAAGACCTGAATACTATGAAATCAATAGTTATTTATATGGTAATGAAGAAATAAGTACACAGGGTTTAATGATTCATATTATAGCTAAATTTAGAGGTGGTGTTACTGGTGAGGTTAGAAATAAATGGATTGGTGAAACAACAAGCATAGCAGATTGGGATAATCCTTTTTAAAAAAAAATATAGTATATTTACAAAATCAATAAACAGCAACTCATAGTTATTGCAGCAACAAGCCGAATGCTTATTGGTTTGACTGCAAAGCTATGCAACCATCGAGACATTCAACATGATCTATTTCAAGAGTTTCTTTTATACCTTTGTGAGAAGCCAGAGGACTTTTTGATTGACAAAGTAAACAACGGTCAATTTATAGCATACTGCTCAAATGTTTTAAAAGGTATGAACTCGGATAGGCATAGGGCAAATAAACTAATTAACACAAAAAATCCTTTAGTTGAAAGGCACAATGATTTTGAAGTAAATTTTGATATGTCCGAAGAAAGTTATAATTTTGAAATCGATATGAAATTTGAACGAACAGTTAAATTTGCAAAAGAGCAACCGAATAAAGCAGAAATACTATTTAAGTCGGTGGTTACATCAACAAGGGAAATAGCTAGTGAACTTGGAATAAACCAAAGGAAACTAATTTACGAGAATAATAAATTTAAATCAGAAATAAAAAATAAAATAAAATGAACGAAACTTTAATTAAACACAAAGATTTTATCTATGCAGTGGCGTATGATTTAATCAGCCCTAACAAGTCAAATGATATTGTAAAAGAGGTACTCGAAGCCTATAACTCAATTGATGCAACTGCTGAAGTATTATCGGAATGTGCAACCTGCCAGAATATCTACAAAGATACATTTAAGATTATACTAGCGTATCTTAATCAAACTGAGGAAGTTAAACCTAAAAGCACAAAGAAATAATGCCATTCAAAGCAAAATATACATTTGACTATGCAGAAGAGCCAAACCCAAAGGAACGACTAAGGGTTGGTAAGGAATGCGAGAAAAACTTACGGTTGAATGTTAAAAAATATAAACCTTTGGAGCGTGAGATTTTATACACTAATAACATTTTAATTATATCTATTACTTACGATGGCACACATGTCAACAAGGGGATTGCAGCACCAACCCTTCAGGATTAATTATTTTTATTCGGTTATATTAAAAAGGACTTTTATTTATATAATGAATTAATGCAAGACGAATACGAACACATAAACTTTTGGAATGAAGACAGAAAAAATTAACATAAACAAAATTAAACTTAACCCAAACAATCCTCGTTTAATTAAAGACGACAAGTTTGCTAAGTTGGTGCAGTCGATAAAAGACTTTCCCGAGATGTTAGAAATACGTCCGATAGTGGTAAATGATGATATGATTATTTTGGGCGGTAATATGCGATTTAAGGCATGCAAGGAAGCTGGGTTAAAGGAAGTATCGATTATAAAAGTAAGTGGTTTATCTGAGGAGAAACAGAGGGAATTTTTGATTAAAGATAACCTATCAGGTGGCGAATGGGATTGGACTTTATTACATGATTGGGATGAGTTAGAACTCGAAGATTGGGGTTTGGAAGTTTGGCAAAAGCCAGCCGATGTGGATTACTCTATTTTAGATGAAGATGATGTTTCTGAACAATTAGAGCAAATGACTGATGGGGTTAAAAAAGCTATTCAAATTGAATTTGAAGCTGAACATTATAACGAAGCATTTGAACTTGTTAAATTTTGGAGAGATAAAAAAGCCTATGTAGGTGGTATGATAATGGAATATTTGAAAGCCGAAAAAGATAAATTATGAAAGTATTAAAATCTGAAATAAACGGAATTAAATTTTATCATAGAGAAGGGATGTCCGACCTTAAAACTTTTAATGAAGTTATAGGAAACGAAACTTATTTAAAAAAAGGAATGACAATTAAACAGGGTGAAACTTGGATGGATTGTGGCGGCAATGTAGGTGCTTTTACTTTGTTAGCTTGTTCAAAAGGTGCAAAGGTTACAGTTTACGAACCCGATCCGTTTAATTGCGATATGATTAAAAAAAATTTAAAGTTAAATAATTTTGAAGCTGAGATAAAACAAGTAGCTTTAGTTCATGATAATAGAAAGGAAGTTATTTTGTTTATTGGTAACAATGGCAATGTTTGGCGAAATTCAATAGTAAAGAAATGGAATAACAAAGGGTTAAAAGTATCTTGTTTAAATTTTGATGCAGAAGCTAAAAACTTTGATTGTTGCAAAATGGATATTGAGGGTGCTGAAATGTTAATTTTAGAAAATACGAATAAGGTATTTAATAAATTAGTTTATGAGTGGAGTTTTGATATTGACGATAGCTTACCACGTTTTTGGAACATAATTGAAAAACATAAAAATGAATATAACGATTTAAAGGATGTCGGTAATACTGGTAAATTTAAAAGTCGTGATTATGATGTTTGGCAAAAGTCTTGGTTTCCTGCATGTACAAATGTTTTTGCATTTAATAAATAATATATGAAACGAATTGATTTAATTGAGGTAAAGCATAATCGTAAAATTGGCGAAGCGTGTGAATATATTGAGCCAAACGTAAATGAAGATTGTATTTTTTATGTAGATGGCGAGCCTATCGGTTTTTACTTAACTAAGATGCCTGAAAAAATGTGTAAGCTGGCAGATTTGGCGAATATAGAATTGAGAAGTAAAAATGTACCTAAAACAGTAATGGATAGAAAAACTCCTTTAGGTAATGGAGAATATTTAGTAGTAAGTCAATATTCAACAATTTTAGGTGGATGCCCACCAAAGCCACATATGAGAAGACCTTATGCAAGTATATCAAGTGTTCACTCAGTTAAAACAGCACAAACATTTATTAAAGCAATGTTACTACTTGCAAAGGAAAGCGAGCAATTAATAAAAGAAATACTACCAAAACAATACGAACAACAAATTGAATTATTTAAAGAGGTTTCTGAAAAATGGAGATTTGGAAACTTATTTACAAGTTCAATTTCAAACTATAATATCCCAGCACCATTTCATAAAGATAATGCAAATATAGTTGGTGCTGTTAATGTAATAATTTGTAAAAAAAATAATTCAAAAGGCGGTGATTTACACATCCCTGATTATAACGCTACAATAGGGCAGCAAGATAATTCTATTTTAGTTTATCCTGCATGGAGAAATGTACATGGTGTAACTCCTATAATACCAATTCATAAAGATGGATATAGAAATTCACTTATTTTTTATCCTTTAAAAGCATTTAAAAATTTAGACTAATATGCCAAGTAGCGACGGACACAAAAACTTAATACCTTATACAAAAGGTCAAACAGGCAACCCAAACGGAAGACCTCGTAAATTCGTATGCCAACTCAAAGACATGGGATATAACAAACAGGATATAAACCAAACTATTGAGAACATGATGGCTATGACTTTAAATGAGTTAGCCGATATATTTAAAGATGAACACGCTACTATCTTAGAACGTACAATTGCAAATGCTATGCGTAAAAGTTTAGAGAAAGGCACGCTCTATTCTTTAGAAACTCTTATAAGTAGGGTGCATGGAGTACCGAGCCAAACGATTAATCAATTAATAACCGAGAAGCCTATATTTAACGGAATAGATATTAATGTTACAACGAACGACAGCCCAAACGAAAATATCTAAACTCAATAAACGAGTTAGGGTAGTGAGGGGTGGAACTTCTGCAAGTAAAACATTTACAATAGTTCCTTTCTTAATTGACTATGCTGTTAAAAATCCATTAGCTGAAATATCAATAGTTGCTGAAACAATACCACATTTAAAGAGGGGTGCATTAAGGGACTTTCTTAAAATTATGGATATGATAGGAATGTATGAGCCTGAGAACTTTAATAAAAGTAGTTTGGTTTATACATTTAGTAATGGCGCCTATATTGAATTTTTTAGTGCGGATGCAGAAAGTAAATTAAGAGGGGCAAGACGTGATGTGTTATTTGTAAACGAGTGCAATAATATAACTTGGGAGGCTTACTATCAATTAGCAATTAGAACACGTCGCTTTATTTATTTAGATTACAATCCCGTTTCTGAATTTTGGGTTGATACCGAATTGATTAATGATAGTGATACTGACTTTGTTGTATTAACTTACAAGGATAATGAAGCTTTAGATAAATCAATTGTTAAAGAAATTGAGAAAGCAAAAGAGAAAGCACTAACATCAACTTACTGGCAAAACTGGTGGTCTGTTTATGGTCTCGGTTTAATCGGCTCATTACAAGGAACTGTTTTTGAGAATTGGCAACAATGTGATAACATTCCAACGGATGCTGAGTTTATCGCTTACGGGATGGACTTTGGTTTCACAAATGATCCAAGTACTTTAATTGCAGTTTACAGATACAACGGTGAACTTTATATAAACGAATTGATATATCAAACTAAATTAACGAATAGTGATTTAATAGGTAGGTTAAAGGAATTAGGCATAAAGACAAATGAAATGATTGTTGCAGATTCAGCGGAGCCAAAAAGCATCGAGGATTTAAGACGGGCAGGCTTCAGGATTGAGGGTGCAAAGAAAGGACCCGACAGCATACGAAACTCAATAGATACTTTACAAGCGTTTAAATTGAATGTAACGAAGTCTAGTATTAATTTGATAAAGGAACTAAGGAACTATAAATGGATAACTGATAACGATGGCAAACACACATCTAAGCCTATTGATAGTTATAATCACGGAATTGAT